CAACGCCTCCAACTCTTCCGCTGCTATACTCCCTCTCGCCACCGTGTCTCTCCCGGTCCGCTCCAATGGGCCGAGGACGGTACCGGGGGGCACCAGGGCCCTTCACGCACGTCTGCCGGAAGGACACGCTAATCAGCTCGTCATGCACCATGAGGACGAGTCGCGAGCCGTAGAGCGGCGAGCGACGGTCGACGTACATCTCGCGGCTGACGCGCCACATGGCGAGCTTGCACCCTACAGCGCCGAGCCCCTGGAATGGCGTGTTGAGAATCTGCGTGTAGCCGCACCCGCCGCGCAGGATGTTGGCCCCCGGAATCATCACGTCGGCAAAGCCGCCCCCGTAGGTGCGTGACTTCGCCCGCTGCTGTAGCTCGCGCTGCTCAGGCCACGCGTTGAGCCACTTCGTGTCCAGTTCCTTGGCCACTTCGACGCAGGCCCGGCAGACCATCTTCGGCTTGCGCTGCACGGTGATGACGACGCGCTCGATGCCGCAGACATCCGCGCGCTTCGCCAGCAGGCAGAACGAAACCCGGTCCTTCGCGCGTGCGTTGTAGACGAGCGAGCCGCCCGTCATCCCGCCGCCCTTGCCGAAGTTGAGAATCTTCGCGAGCTGCCGGAAGGCGACCGCGAGGGGCTCTTTCGCCTTCACCTTCGGAAGCAGCTCGTCGTAGCTCGCTCCGAGGAATTCGGCCGCGGCAAGGGTGTGGACGTCGAGCCCGCTGTTCAGCGCTTCGGCCATCTTCGAGAAGCCGAGTTCCCAGATGGCCCGCTGAGCCATGGTGCGAAGCTCAAGCCCGCCGTAGTCGACCGAGCAGTAGACGAAGCCGGGACGCGCCTCGTGGACCTCGCGAATGCCGCCCTTCTGCGGGAGTTGCTGGTAGTCGCTCGAAACGCGCGTGGTGCTGACGAGCACGTTGAAGCGCGGATTGATGGGGAGCGAGGTGCCCGCTTCGACGACGTCCAGGTAAGTCGACTTATACTTGTCGACGCGCCCGCTCTTGCCCAAGTCCTCAAGCAGCGCGTCGCCCGAACCGAGCAGCGTGTCACGGTCTGTCGCGACCTGGCCGTCGGGGAATCGGTCGCTGGGCGCGGTAATGGGCGGCTGTCCGTCATAGGCGGCAGTCACGAGCGCCGCGAGGCGCTTCGAGTCTTTGGTGCCATCCTCACGGTAGATGCCTGCCGCCTGGAACTTGGCCCGGTTCTCTCCCCACTCCCGTTCCACCCGCTCCCGCAGTACGGCGACCGAGTCACCGTTCGTTCGGAGTCCCCAGATGGAAGCGAGGTGGAGCGCAAAGGCGGCGCGCATCTGCTCGGCTTCGGCGTGCAGGTTGCCGCCGTTCGGCGTCTCCCGGGCTACGGCTTCCTGCCGGAAGAAGACGTCGAGCGTGTAGCGGGCATCTCGCTTCGGGTACGCAGCGGCTTCCGTCGGCCAGCGCTCGACAGGCACGCCGTCGAGTTCCCCGTAGCGCAGGCGCCATGCCTTCGGGTTCCTTTTGTCCTCGCTGATGTCGAGGCCCAGGTAGCGCTGCACGAGAAGCGCGAGCGGGTAGCGGGCGCCTTCGTCGTCGTCGAGCTTCCGGCCCGTGGACGGGTCCACGCCGTAGAGCCCCCGCGCGATGTCGATGAGGGCTTCGCGGACCTGGACGCAATGCAGGCGGCCGGCTTCGAGCGCCGCGAAGATGGGCGCGACGAGTCTCGGGTCGTCGGCCGCCATGACGCCCAGGTCGTAGGCGAGGTTTGCGCCGACAAGGTCCGTGTCAGGTGAGGTGATGGCCTCGCGAAAGAACTGCCGGGCTTGAGCCTTGTCGAGCAGTCGTTCACTGCCTGGAGCTGCCGCCGCGATGCTGCCGCACACGAGAGGGGGCGCGAGCAAGCCGGGCTGAATCAGCCACGTTTCCGTGTCGAAGGACCAGACATTCATGAAGGCTGCCTTTGGGAATGGGAAAGCGGCCCGTGTCGTGGGCCAGCCGCCGACGGAAGCTCGCCGTCAGTCGCCGCCCGGTGTCAGGCGAGGGCGTCGGTGAGCGCGGGGAGCTTGCTCGCCTTGCGCGCGTGCTCAGCCTGGGCGAGCTGCTCGTTGTTCAGCTCGACGTGCGACCAGCGATAGCCGCTGATGACCTTCCCGGCATGGCCCTCCTTCGCGGGGAGCTGCTTCGGGAAGACCTCGCAGCGAATCAGCAGGTGCGTACCCGCCTGCCGCTCGTCGAAGAACTTCTTCAGCGCGGCCGGGTTGGCGAACTCGTATTCGTCAGCGCCGACGAGCGTCATCAGGAAGGACTTGAAGCGTCCGCCGCCGCCCTTCTTCTGGTCGCTCAGGTTCTCGACGTAGTCGACCGTCTCGCCCGGTCGGCTCGGAGTCTCGCCACCCGCGAGGGCCTCGGACTCGCGAACCTTCAGCTCGGCGATGGCCGAGTCGCCCTTGAAGCCCTCCTTCGTGCGGATGACCTCGACTTCGAGCAGGTAGCGCCCGGCGCGGGGGTAGCGGCCTCCGGTGGCGGCCTGGGCGGTGGCAATCTTCGTCAGTGCGTTGTTCATGTTACGTGGGCCCTTCGGCTTGGGTTGAGTCAGCGGGGAAGTGCGCTGACCCCACGTAAATGCGTGCGGATTCTGCGAGTGGCTCACGCGGCATCGAGGAAGCAGCGCGACGAGAAGCTCGACTGCTTACAGCGTCAATGGCTCGTCCAAGGTGAAGAACTCACTCGGACCCAAGACGCTCCCGTCGCGGAGCGTGCTGAATCCACTGTAGAAAAACCCTGGTCCATCGAAGGTGTCTAGCTGGCCTGCTGTGCGAGATCCCGTCCGAGCTATCTGGACGACCTGTCTAAAGATTGTTTCTTCTACGCCGAAGAACGTTGCAGCAGCGGCATCAAGCCGAATTGGGGGAGGCCACCTCGTGACTAATCCTTCCTGTGTCTGAGAGATGCTTGGATCGCTTCCGGGGGGGCCGAAGAAGCCGCCAACAAATCGCCGACCGGCGAGTGGGCCCACGACAACTCGCCAAGCGAAGGCTTGGATGAGGAGTTCGTCAGGCAGTGCCAGCCCGGTCGCGAGTGAAGCGGCCAACAGTGGCTGGCGTAGCTTCGCGGCGATGCCACCGTAATGAGATGCGACCACTGCTGCGCCGAGTTCACCAGCGCTGTCGCCGTCGAGAGGACGCTCCCCAGGTGAAGCCGGGTCCTCCGCGAAGATCGAGGAGTTGATTCGGGAGCCATCCTTTTCTGTGGCGTATCGAGTAGCCACTATATGCCCTTTAATGCGTCGTGAATGTCCCTGCGCATCCTTAAAGGTCACTCGCGTGAACTGACTCCTCCACTTTGCGAACTCCTTGGACTTGAATGAAATCGATTCGTAGCGGCCCTTGGCCTCTGCTAAAAACACGCGGTTGACATTCTCTGCACAAAAGTAATCCGGCGCATCACCGCTGAGTGTTCTCTCGATTCGACAGCCGCCGAATGCTCGGTGAAGCTGGCTGTCGAGGATATGCTCCATGTGCGCGAAGTAGGTAATGTTGAAGTGATCGTGGAGAAACAAGCGGCAGAATGCTTGGCCGAGTTCCGCAGATCTATGTCTCTTGAAGCCAGATGCTGTCCCAATCCCGGAGCCCTGGAGACGGAAGTCTCGCGTAGGCATCAAGAAGCGTACGTGCTCGAATTGTGTGGGATCAGGATTGGGCGGAGTCGTTCCATGGGAGTCGAGATAGTAGTGGTGGAATAAACTGGCGAGATTGACAGGTAGCGAATCCACCACTTGATTGCTCGTCGGATTTGCCCGCAGCGAGTGTGGCACGATGGGGTACTTGCTCAGGGCCAGTTTCAAAATTCTGTCCACGACATCCTCGTTCTGGGTTCCTCGTTTCTCTCTAGCCTATAAGCCCGAGGGGTGAAGGCCCAGCGAAGATGAACTGGCCAATGCAGCTCGCCATGCTGCGGCGCATCAGAGATTGGCTCGGCACGGAGCACGTCACAGCGCCGGCCAATCGTAGGAGGCAAAGCGCAACTTCTGCGGCGTGCCCTCCGTCTGTTCGATGAACAGGGCGAAGTCGCGGGCCTTCTGGAAGGCCCCGACTAGCTCTTCGGTGTGCTGGTACATCTCGACCTCGACTTCGTCGGCGAGCTGCCCCTGCCGATGGCACCGGCCAATGGCCTGTTCCCACGCAGCGCCGTCGGCAGGTGGATTCACGAACAGCATCCGCGAGAACATCGTCAGGTTCTTGCCCGTCCCGTGGGCACGTAGCGACGCGACGATGGAGCGCTTCCCACTCTCCCGGATGATGGTCGTCGACGCTTCCGGGCCGCCGCCATAGAAAGGCACGCCCGCCGCCTTTGCGATGCGTTGGCCAAGCTCCGGGAACTCAACCCAGACGATTCCCGGCTGCCCCTTGCGCAGCGCCCACTTCGCCGCGTCATGCACGATGAAGTCGGAGAGCCACACGGCTTCGGTGACGTGGACGACGCGCTTGTGAATCTCTGCCCACGACAGCCACGACATCGCGCGCCAAGTCGGCAGTTCCCCGTCGTAGGGCGGGGACTGGTGGGCGCGAATCGCGGCGCGCATCAACAGCCCGGGTGAGTCGAGATGCTCGGCGGGCCGCTTGAGGCGCTCGCGCAGCTCCCGGTTGAACTCCTGCCGACGCGCGAACCACCGAACGATCAGCTCGGGGTCCTGCGGAACACCCTGGACGTCTGGGTAGCGCCAGCGGTGGAAGAAGCCGCTCGCGAGCTGCCGCGCACAGACGACGCGTTGCAGCTCGTCGACGAACTCTTCGCCGTCGGGGCGCTGCCCGCCGAGCGCGGTCTGAATGTGGGCAAGCAGCTCGTCGGGGACCTGCCCAGGGGCGCGCGTGCGAATGACGAGCGACATGCCGACGGCGCTTTCGTCCGTGGCCACGACACCCGGCGTTGCGTTGCGCCACCGACGATAGGCGTCACGCACGCGTCGGCGCTCCCGGTCGGCTTCGTTCTCCCCTTCAAGTGGGGCAAGTGAGTGCGCCGGGTCAACGAGCTGAAGGAGTGCGCCCGGAGGGGCGACGGTAGTTCCTGGGTCCAGCGCCGACGCCCACTCTTCGACGACGTGCTGCTTCAGCGGGAGCGGGCTGCCGTCACGGAGCGCGTACTCCGCGAGGTGGGCGTAGTCCTTGACCGTTCTCGTCGCCAGCGTGCCCGACTGGGCCACGAGACGCGTTTCGGGGTTCAGCTCCAGGTAGCGGAGGAACCGGCCCGTCCGAGCGCTCTTCCTGTCTTTCAGCTTGTGCGCTTCGTCGCAGATGATGAGGTCCGGCCGGATGCGCGTCAGGAGGTCGGTGCCTTCCTGGGTCGAAAACTTCTCGTAGGTGATGACGTGAAGGACGGGCAAGCCAGGTCGGAACCACCTGCCGCCCGCGAGGTTCGGCAAGCGCCAGTGCCCGCCGTAGAAGTACCAGTCGACCTCGATGAGCTGAGCGCGGAGGTTGGACGGCAGGAGTAGGACGGCGACCTTGCACCCGGGCACGACGAGCGGCAGCAGGAGGTCGACCAACGTCTTCCCGTGCCCCACGCCGATGGGAAAGAGCCCGCCACCCGTGCGCGCGGCTTCCTGGAGGGCGAGACGCTGAATGGGGAGCAACGCGGCCGGGCACCGCTTCCCGAGCGTCCCGCAAGTGCAACGCGTGTCGGCAGGGGCGCGCAGCGTGGCTTCCAACGCGGCGAAGTCGGCATCGGCGTAGGTGCTCGCGAGGTCGCGGCGCGGAAGGCTGAGCACCCGTGCGAGGTCGGGAGACCAGCCCACGGGCTGCCCCTTCGCGATAGGCGAGCGGTCGCCAGCGAGCTTTGCGAGTGCTGTGGGCGCAGCGGCTGCGGGGCTGTCGGCGAAAGTCGCCGCGCCCGGGTGAAGCCGGTGAAGAAGTTTCATGCAAAGAATCGAAGAAAGCCCTCACCGTTAATGGCGGGCTGAGCGTTGAGTGGGGAGCGAGTTGGAGTGTAAGGTGCCTGATGTGAATGCCAGTGTATGACCGACTGAAGGGGCGTGACGTGCTGTTGAAACGCAATGTGGTGACGGTGATTGGAGAGCATGCTGTATTTGTTGAGCTGCTCAAGAGGGGGTTTGATGCATATATGTCCCATGGGCCCAATCAGCCCGGCTGGGATATTGTTGTCATTGGCGCGCGGCGCCGAGTCTTGGTGCAAGTCAAGGCTACGCAGAGAGATGTTGTTCAAATTAATCTCAATCAGGATTTTGACTTTCTGGTCCTTGTTCTTTTTGACGGACAGGAATCTGAGGTGGGGGCAGTTCCGAGTTTGAGTTTTTATGTTTTTTCGAAGCGCGAGGTGGGGAAACTCGTGTCTCCTGAAAGTGAAGTGAGAGGTGATAGTTCGCGCTCGATCTCGATTTCGGAAACTGGAAAGGCGCTGAATGCATCTGAGCGTCAAAGGGCAGTCAATCAGTGGGGTAAAATTGAGAAATTTGGTGCTGCGAGGGTTTTGTATGGCTCGTGCTCGCGAGGTTTGGCGCAGAGGTTTCGCTTGGCAAAGCAGCCTCTGAACATGAATCCTCCTTAGTGAGTGCCGCGTACGACCATGTCGAAAGCCGACTCAATTGCCTCAACGATGACCTGCATCAGCTCCGACTGGGCGAGTCCGAGCGCGACGTAGCTGCCGGGTGATGGCAGCTCGGCGCGCGCCGCCATGGCCAGCGCCCCGCGCCACTTGCCGAATCCGAGCGCCGAATCGGAGCCCGCGAAGCGCACGTCGTCGACGCCGCCCGCTTCGGCCACCTTGCGATGCATGGTGTCGACGTAGCTCGTAAGCGACTCGGGCTTCGGCCCGTCGAAGGTCGTCGGGATGCAGTCGACGAAGAGAACCCGAAGCGCGCTCACGGACGACGGGGCCTCGTCGGTGGGCTGCTCGGGCTCGGCAGCCTTTCGAGGGCGACCGCGACGCTTCGGCGCGGGCTGATCAGTGGCCTGGGCGACCTCTGGAGCCGTCTGCACGGGCGTAGGTGTGGGCGCGTCCGGGGGAAGAACGGCGGGCAGCTCCGGGGCGTTGCGCTCGACCGCGGCAACGGTAAGGAAGGCGGACTCGGAAGCCTTGTTGAGCAGCTTGTCACGCAGGGACATCGTCTTGTTCTCTCCTGTGAGGCACTTCGCCATGAACGGACATCCGCCGTACTTGCCGCAGGCGGGGCCGTAGTTCGCGGGCACGTCGGAAGCTCGGGCGGCTTGCGCGTGCTCCTTCATCGCTTCGACCTGGGGCTCGACCTTTGTCTGCCACTCGCGCTCGACGTGCTCGGCGGGCACCGTTGCGACGACGGACGCGGCAAGGCGTTGTCCCCGGGTCTGGTAGTAGAGGTGTTCAAGCTCCAGCGTGCGCAGCCCCGGGAAGCGCTCAACCTGGCTGAGTGCCCACGCGCCATAGCCGACCATCTGCAAGCCGGGTTCAGTGTCGGCGTCGGCGAGCTGCTCAGCGCTCGCGGCATTCGTCGCGATGTTGCTGGTGAACTTGTGGTCGGTGATGCGAAGGACGCCGTCAGAGGCGAGCCGCCGAGCGTCTACGATGTCGATGAAGCCGGTGAAGGGGATGCCGCCTGCTGCCAGTGGCGGTTCACCGTCCAGGGGCTGTTCGACGAGCAGGTCGGGGCCGGGCGTGGGCAGGAGATGGGCGCCTGCCCTCGCGAACGTGCCCAGCACGTCTTCGCCCGTCGCAAGGAAATGCTCAAGCTGGGCGTGTCCTTCGGTGCCGACCTGCTGCGCTCCCGTGCTGGGCTCGGGTACGCGCATGACCTTCTGAAAGAACCATGCGCGCGGACACAGCTTGTGGCGCTTGAGCTGGGAAACGCTGAGGCGCTGGATGACCCCGGCAATCACCGAGGGGCCATGCTTCGGGATATCGGCGGGAGGCGTCACCCTCCCTAAATGGGTGCGGATTTCTGGAGTGGCTCAATCGCATGACACAGACGTGCGTGCGCAATCTCCGCATATGCGGGCTCGCGCTCGATGCCGATGAAATCGAAGCCTTCGGCGAGCGCCGCGACACCTGTCGAGCCGCTACCCGCGAACAGGTCGAGAACCGTCCCTCCCGGGGGCGTGATGAGCCGACAAAGCCAGCGCATCAGCGCGAGCGACTTCACCGTCGGATGGTGGTTGCGCCCGCCTCCTGAGTTCGCCCCCGCGCGTGGCGAATTCATCCCCGCGCTGCCTTCCTTGCGCCCGCACGCTTCGGCACCCGTTCGGAACGGCAGGTGAGCACAGCCCGTGTCCCGCTCCGTCCTGGTGGGCTTGGCGATGTAGAAGAACCGGCTCGCGCCGCCATTCGTCGCTTGCCCGTCGAGCAGCTCGGCCGCCGCTTCGTCGAGCGTGACGTTCGCTGGCCATCGCCCGGATTCGTCGACTCGCTGCTGCGGGCGTCCAGTGCCATAAACGGCGCTCGTCACCGTGTCAGCCCGCCCAGGGTTACGCGCCTTCGACTCGGCGAGGTCCGTCGGGTCCGCGTGGGGGATTCGGCACGCGGCGACGTTGAGCGCCCCCGTGCGCCAGCGCTGGACGTTCGCGGCGACAGTGCCCCCGAGGGGCTTTCGGCAGAGAATCCAGTGCTCAGCGGCGGGCTTGAGCGCCGTTCTCCAGCCCTCCCATTCGCGAGCGGCGTCCGTAGCCGGAAGCGTCTCGACTTCCAGGTGAGAGGGAGTGCCCGCGCCGAAGACTTGATTGTCGGAGCGCCGCCCCCGGTCTGCGTACTTCCCAGGGCCGATGGTGAGGCGCTGAGCGCCCGCCGCTGCGTCGAGTGCCTTGCTGACGTTGAGGGACTTCGGGAAACCCGTGCCGAATAGGTGCGTGACGACATCGCGAACCTCGAAGCCCGCATCTTCCAACGCCGTTGCCGTCCAGTGCGACGTTCGCGGGAGTGCCCAAACGAGCGCGTGGCCCCCGGGCTTGAGCACCCGCAGCGCTTCTCTCATCACGTTGGAGAGCCACGCGACCCACGCGTCGCGCCCGCCCTTGTCGCTGTCCCACTCACGACCCATGAATCCGATTCCGGCCGGTGGGTCAGTGACAATGGCGTCGACGCTGTCTGGCGCGAGAACCTCGCCCACCCGCGCGGCATCTCCAACGAAGAGCGCCGCACGGTCGGTGAGTAGCTTGTTGTTCATATCCCCTAAATGGGTGTGACTTCAGGGGATGGTTCACTCGCGCGACGAATGAGAGACGGCACTCCCTTGCGTTCGCACTGGTCGTCCACCTCTCTAAAATGCGTAAGGCAGCAGCCGAGTGCGGGCGACATGATGTGGTTATAAGTGCGCCAAGGTCGATGGCCTCAAAACTTGGAAAAGTGTGAAAACAGGCGGCAGAGGGAGGTTCTTGTGTAATTCCTGATAGTTGCATCAGGTAGAAGATGCGCGGCCCAACTCCGACGGCGCTCCATGTCGAGCACTCCCAAGGGGGGATGGTAGTGCTGGCGGGTTTCTGTCGCCCTACTGTCGTGGTGTGCCGAGCCTGTACGGATGAAATTCAGGGGGCAAAGAAGGGAGCCACTTTGAACGAGGTCATTGCCGTGAACGCGGTCATTGCAGAGAACGTCCGACGCCACCGGGAACAAAAGTCCTGGAGTCAGGAAACCCTCGCCGGGGCAGCGGATATCAGTGTCCGAACTGTCCAGCGCGTTGAAAAGGGGGATGGTGCGGGTAAAGAAGCGCTTCTTGCAATCGCAGGTGCTCTGGAAGTTTCCGTAGACGACTTGCGCACAGATTCAAGACAGGTTCTTGCGCTGTTGCTTGGGGTAGCGCCGCATGAGGTTACGCCCGAGTTCCTTGCGAAGAAGGCTGAAGAGGCAAAGGAAAAATACCATCATGTCTCGCTCGCGATTGCAAACGCGGCCGATGAGTTAGAGGCAGTTCTTGATGTTGATTCAATGCGCTTTGACTGCATCTCGTGTCCTGAAAAAGTCAGGGATGTGGCAGCAGAATTGGAGGAATTTCTTGCGGATTGGATGAATGTCGCCGCGGAGTGCGGACCCGTCGAGCGGCGTGGATATGCGAAGGCCGCGTTCGGGATTGTTCAGCAGATTCAGGAACTGGGATCCGTGGTGTCAATTGGTGTCGATAAGCATCGGCTTGGATTTGCCAATGGGGATTCCGTGCCTTGGCGCACGTTGTTTGTGGTGGTCGCTCCATCGGACGAGGCAAAGACGGTTGCGATGATTGAGCGCAATATGAAAGTGAATTTTCGCGTCTAAAATGGCGACCTCGTGTGGCGGTGTTTTTTCTTGGGCGGCGAATCCTAGGTGAGTAGCCTGTTTGGGGGAAGGGCGTGCCTTTCCTCGTTTTGTATTGTTCTGCTCGGGCGGTGTTATGAATGTGTTGAACATGTTCGGCGTGGCCGGGAAGGCTGCGCTGGAGTTGGATTTCCCCAGAGTGCTTATTGCCCTTGTTGTGTTTTCGTTTGTCTGCCTGTGGGCCATGGTCTTGAGCGCGTGGCAGAAGCACGTTGCTAGTGGTGTCGCTTTGAAGTCAGGCAGGCGTTCTGGGCGTGGCAGGAAGGCGACTCGCTAGGGGTATCTGATTGAGGCGCCTGACAGGATGTGGCCACTTGAGGCACGCATTACTATTGGCAAGCCTTCAATGGTTGTCCGTTAGAGGAAGCCATCAAGAGGCCGCAATATTGAGTTGGTCACCCGCGCGAATGTGTGGTGCCCGTGGCGATCTCCAGAGGGGCGCGCCGTTCGCCTCTCCTTTCGACGGGCGCGTTCCTCAGTTCATCCGGGACGTAGTAGACGAGCGGCCGGGTGCCATCGTCCTTCCGGCGCTGGCCACGGGTGAAGTGCAGCGCCTTCAAGGCCGCCCCAATCTCCCGGGAGAGGCGCGGGTCGACCTGGGCCGGGTGGAGCGAGAAGGCTTCGACGCCGACCTGAAGAAGCGTGACGTCCGTCGGGCGCTTGTCGGCGGGCATTTCGAGCAGCCACCGCAGGATGACTTCCTTGCGGCTGTCCCCCACGTTCTCCATGCGCAGCGCGGCTTGCTGCTCGGCCCCTGCCGCCTCCTCGTTGCTCAGCCACCAGTCCTCGCCCTGGTGGAAGCGCACGACGGCTTCGGCCCAGATTTGGTCGCGGTCGCGCTTGAGGGCGTCGGTGTCGATGCGGCTGCACTTCACCGGCCAGAAGCGCCGCTGTCCCGTGGGGTCGCGCAGGTAGTCGTCATCGTTGGTTGTTCCGACGAAGACGCAGCGGCGCGGGGCCTGCACGTTGGAGCGTCCATAGGGCGGCCGGTAGGTGTCCTCCGTCCGAGTGATGAACGCCTTGAGAGCCTGGTCCTCGCTCTTGCGAAACGTGCTCAGCTCCGCCAGTTCGATGAACCAAAATTGGGAGGCGAGCATGGCGCTGTCCCTGCTGGTGACGTCGATGGGTGCGTCGCTGAAGTACCGGCCCCCAAGGATGCTGAACGCCGTCGACTTCCGCAGGCCCTGGGGCCCCTCCAGAATCATCACCGTGTCGACCTTGCATCCGGGACGCAGGGCACGAGCAACCGCCGAGATGGCGAACTTCGCGCCGACGGCCTGAAGGTATCGAGCATCCCCCTGCGCGCCGAAGTACGTCACGAGCATCCCGTCGAGCCGTGGCGTTCCATCCCAGACCAGTCCTCCCAGGTAGTCGGCGACCGGGTCGTAGCTATTGGCCTTTGCCACGGCGAGGAGCTGCTGCGCGACGATGTGCGCCTTCGGCATCAGCCCGAGTCGCCCGTACTTGCTGAGCTGAATCCAGTTGGCCACCAGGACGTCGAGCGTCTCAATGTCCACGTTGGGGCCGAGGGGACCGCCATCCACCTCCAACTTCTTCGTGACTTCGTTGAAGCGGAAGACGCCGCGCCACTCGGGCGACTTGCCGAGCACGATGGCGACGTTCGCTTCACAGTTTCGAATCTGCCTTCGGGTGTCCTTCGTGATGTCGAGGAAGAGTTCCTTCATCCACGCGTCGGGGTCGGGAGCGTCCTCCTCGAATCCCGGGCCGTCGCTCGACGCCGATTCAGGAGCGCGACTGCCCAGGGCTTCCCAGATGGCCGTGTTGTCTGCGAGCCGCCCCGCGTCACGAGCCTTCCGGCGCTCCCGGTGACGCCGCAGCTTCAAGAGGGCCTGCTCGCACAGGTGCTCCGTCCCTTCCTGCCAGTCCGTTGCCGAGAACGATGTGCGGAACAGCTCGAGGATGGCCGTTTCGGGTGTGGAGAGCGGCAGGACGAAGGCCGCGCACGACATCAGCGTGTTCAGCGTCGTGTCCTGCTCGCCGACGGGGGCCAGGGGCTCACCGGCAAGGGTGCGGCGGACAATGGTGAGGTGCTCGGGCTTGCGGATGCGACGCAGGAGGGCCCTCAGCTCGTACAGGTCGGCGGGTTCCTCGGGCTTCGGGGAATGCACCGGGGCCGCCACCGTGAGGAGTCCCGCCCGGGACATGGCGAGCAGCGCGTCGACGTCGAGGGGCGCTCCGTCTCCACTGGCCGTGTAGGGCACCGCACCCATGGGCGCGTCAGGCAGGAAGTAGATGCGCGCCAAGTCCTTCGTTGCCGGGTCGGCGGGAAGGCTGAGCATGCGGATGGCCGCCTCGCGCACCGAAGCCCATTCCCGGGGCAGGACGGGCCGAGACAGCGGTATGGCGAGCCGCAGGCAGTAGTCGTCGGGTGGGCGGTTGCTGTGCGTCGAGTGGAGGGCGTAGGCCAGTCCGTTGCGCTCGACGGCATCGAGGAACGAGAGCTGCGATGAGCTGAGGTGGTCCAGGTCGAACACCGCCACCGTGACGGCGCGCACGTTCTCCGAGCGACGCCGCTCGGCGATGTCCACCGGGCTCCATGCGGGGCCATTCTTGCCGGGGCAGCCTCGCGGACAGGGCGACGTCGGGCACTGACTCCGACGGTGCGTGACGAGTTTCGCTGACAGTTCGGGCCACGACAGCTCGGCGGCTTGGGGGATGTTGTCCTGGGCGGACGCGTAGAAGGCGACCTTCAGCCGAAGGGCGCGCAGGCGCGTGGTGTCGGGCGTGTGGCTCATGCCTGGGTAAATGGGTGCGGATTCTGCGAATGGCTCAGTGAGGAGTGCGACGGAGGCGGGAGGCGTGTGGGGTACGTGCATGGCATCCGGTAAATGGGTGCGGATTTTCCGAATGGCCCACGGAATCGTCAGCCGGGCGGATGCGGCAGGTCGTGCGCGTCGCCGCTGGTAAATGAGTGCGGATTTCGCGAATGGCTCGGCCGTCGCGGCGGGGCGTCCGGCGTCATGGGCACCAGAGCGCGTTCCCCCAAATCCTTAGCCTTCTCTATTACCTATCCTCCTTTCTACTACTCCATCTTTTCTAAAGAGAAGAAGGAGAGAGGATAGGAAGAGAGCTTGATTGATGACGGGGGAATGCCTCAGTCGTTCGCGGAAGTCACACGCATCTACTCGGGACATGCCGACTCGCCTTCGTCGCCGCCTTTCGAGCGTGCGTGAGCCGCTGACGGAATCCACACGCATTTACCGGGGGAGCGGCAGTGGTGCCGCAGGGTCGGCTTCGTGCGGCCCACTCCGGGCGAGGCGTTCAATCACCGTGGCTGAGACTGTCTGTGAATCGTTCGTAGTCGGCATGCTGCATGCTTCTGTTGGGGCGATGTCTCACGCAGTAATTTGTCGCAAGGGGAGTGCGAAGAAGCATGTTTCACACAGTGAGTATGGCCTCCAGGCGGCCCGGCAGTCCGAACTCGTGCCCCGCATCCTGTCGGCCCGCGCGAGCGGCAACGCCGTGCTGGAGCGGCGGTTGTCCGCTGAGTTGCTCGACTCCGTGAGGCCCCTCATCCGGCGCATCGTCGGGGCCCTCTTGCCCATTGCGGGCTCGTTGTCGCCTGATGACCTCGCACAAGTTGCCGCCATGGCGGTGCTTCGCGCAGTGTCCAAGTACGACGCCACGAGGGGGCGCCAGTCGTTCGGCCAGGTTGCCTACTTCCGGGCGCGGGCTGCTTGCGAGCAGTACGCGCGCTTGCACGGCACCGACGTTCACTTGAGTGACGGCGGGCACAAGCGTCGCACCGCGCGTTCAATCCACAGCAACGAAGGCAACGTCGTGCGCGTCCATCGCATGGACATGCCGTCTCATTTCTCGGACGGTACTTCGGCAGATGATTCGTGGGTCGACGAGTTGGAATCCGCACTCCGCGAGATGTCGTGCCTGGAGCCCGACGGGGACACGCCCGAGGCGGAGTTGCTGGCGGCTGAGCGTCGAGCCCTCGTGTTCGAGGCCGTGCGGCAGTTGTCTCCCGAGCAGCGAGAGCTGGTGTCCCGCGTCTTCGGCCTCAACCGCCCGGCGCAGTCGGTGCGCTCCGTGGCCGAAGCATGGGGCGCGCCGAAGAGCCGCGTCGACCGGATGCTCGCGCGTGCGCTGGCTGAGTTGCGCGAGCGGATGGCCACCCTGGGGATGTAGCGTGCCCGTCGTCGTTTCGAACCGAGGGGGCCGCTGTGCCGTGTGCTCCCTGCCCATTGAACGGGGCGAGGTCATCGCTTACGAGCGCGCGGTTGGCGCTCGTCACATGGCCTGCGCGGACGTGGATGCGGCTCGCCGAAGGAACCTCTACGCCGCTCGTTGCGAGCTGTGCGGCGTGAAGCTCCGGCGTGGCGAAGGAAGGCTGGCCGTCGTCCAGCGGCAGGCGTCTGATGGGTCGTGGCGCCGTAGCTGGCGGGCGCGGTGTGTCGAAGTGCATGCGTGTGACGCGCGGATTCGTGCCACGCAATGACAATCACTGTCTGTGAAGTGGGGTTGCTGTCGGAGTGAAATGACCTGGGAGGGGCCCCCCGGCTCGGATTTTCTGTCTGCGGCGGAATCCTGGCTTGCTCGGAGCGCCCCCACTTTGGAAAAATTCTGAGAAAAACCGTGGGATCGATGCGTTTTGTTGAGCGCTCCCCCGAAAAACTTCGCGAAACCGCACGCATTTACCGGGTGTGGCGCGACCAACCAAACTCACTCCTGAGCTTCAACAGCAGATCTGCGAGCACTTGCGCTCGGGCCTCTTCCGTCGAGCGGCGGCGGGCCTCGTGGGCGTCGACGAGCAGACCGTTTCCCGCTGGTTCCACCGTGGCGCCAGCGAGCCGCGCGGGCTCTACCGCGAGTTCTTCGTCGCGGTGAACCGGGCCGAAGCGGAGTTCATGCAGGGGGCGACGGAGACGCTCCAGGCCGCCGCGACGACGAACCCCAAGCACGTCCAGTGGCTCTTGAGCCGCCGCTTCCCGGAGCTGTACGGCCGCCGCGACAACGTCGAGGCGAAGAGCCCCGAGGACCAGTCCGCCGACACGGCCGCGCTGCGCGAGCTGCTGATTGACCGGCTTGGGAAGTTCCTCCCGGACGAGCTGCCCGCGTCCGCACCTGCCGAAGTGGCCCCGTCCGAGCAGCTCGAAGACAAGGGGGCGAGCGATGCGTAGCCTTCTGTCGAAGGGTGCATGGGCGAAGTTCGCCGAGGGGCTCGCGCCGCACGAGTCCCCCGCGTCCCGGATGGTGCAAACGGCCGGCTCCCGCGCTCAGCTCGCGAAGCTCTTCGGTGGGCTCGACGACAAGGAAGTCGAGCTGCTCGTTTACGACCTCGACTTCTGGGCGCGTCGCGAGCAGTCGCCCCCGGACAAGTTCTCGACGTGCTTCGTCATGGCCGGGCGCGGCTTCGGGAAGACGTGGTGCGGCGCGCGCTGGGTCATCAAAAAGGCGTGGCAGGCGAAGAGCGTCGGGGCCCTCATCGGCCCGACGGCGGCGGACGTGCGCGACACCATGATTCGCGGCGCGTCCGGCATCCTGGCCCTGTCGCCCCCCTGGTTTACCCCCAAGTACGAGCCCAGCAAGCGCCGGGTGACGTGGCCCAACGGCGTCTATGCCATCTGCTACTCGGCGGATAAGCCCGACCGACTGCGCGGCCCGAATGCCGGGTGGGGGTGGGGGGACGAACCCGCTTCGTGGAAACACGACATGGCGGCGGTCGATCAGCTCCCGCTCGTGCTGCGCATCGGCTCGCGAGAGGACCCGCCGCAGCTCCTGCTGACGGGGACGCCGCGCCCGCTGAAGAAGATTGAAGAGCTGCTCTTCGCCAACGCGGAGACGCAGGAACTCAAGCCGGGCGTGGTGCTTCGCACGGGCTCTTCGCTGAGCAACTTCGCGAACCTGGCGCCGTCGGCCGTGGCGAACATGCGGGCGCTGGCGAACACCCGCTGGGGGCAGCAAGAGGTTCTCGGCCGCCTGCTCTTCGACGTGCCTGGGGCCATCTTCGGTTCGGCGAAGTGGGGCCGCGTGGAGGCCGACGCGCACGAGTACGCGCAGCAGCTCGACAGGCGCATCGTCAGCGTGGACCCGAGCCCGACGAGCGAAACCGGCTCGGACGAAACGGGCATCATCGTGCAGGGGTGCAAGTCGAGCGCGCTCTTCGGGGCCGACGGCGTGTCGCTCAAGCGCGTGTCGGTGCTGGCCGACCTGTCGCGTCGGGCGAGTCCCCGCGAGTGGGCGACGACGGCAATCCGCGCCTACCTGGAGTTCGCCTGCGACGCGCTCGTCGTCGAGGTGAACACGGGCGGGGAGATGGTGGAAACGCTCATCAGCACCGTCGCGGGTGAGATGGGCGTCAGCGTCAACGTGAAGCCCGTGCGCGCGACGAGCGCGAAGAGCAAGCGCGCTGAGCCGGTGTCCGCCCTGGCCGAAGCGGGCCGCGTCGAGTTCGTCGGGACGTTCCCGAAGCTCGAAGCGCAGCTCAGCAAATTCACGGGGATTAACGGGCGTCGCGACGACAGGGCCGATGCCTTCTGTTGGGGCGTTCACGACCTGGTCTTCGTCGAACAGTTCTTCGCGGTGTGAGGTTCTCCATGGGGATGTTGGACAGGATGCGTGCCGCGTTTCGCGGGGGAAGCAAGCGCAAGGGGACGGGGCTGGAGCTGAGCCGCTGGGCTTCGGCCCCGCCACGCCGGGAGGTGCCCGCGCTGCTCGCGGCCTACGCCGAGATGCCGTGGCTGGGAACCATCGTCGATACGGTGGGCGATGCCTTCGCGGACGTGACGTGGAGGGCCTTCACGCGGCAGGACCCCGCGACGCGGAAGTCGCTCGTCGACGTGTCGCTGCGGCGGGCCGGTGGCGACGTGCGCCGGGAGCGGTTGAAGTCGCTCGTCGAGACGGGGGACGCGGTGGAGCTGCCCGACCATCCGCTGCTGCGGCTGCTGGCGGACCCGAACGACTACATGACGGGCCGCGACTTCGCGAAGCTCTTCTGCCTTCACTATGACTTGACGGGCGAGTTCTTCGCCGTCGTCGAAGAGCTGGCGGGCGTGCCCGTGGGCCTGTGGCCGGTGCCGCCTGATTGCGTGCTCGCGCTGCCGGACTTGAGCAAGCCGAAGTCGGAACGGACGTACACGGTGGCCGCTGGCGGGCGGACGTTCCTCCTACCTGCGGCGAGCGTCATCTACGTGAAGCGATTGAATCCGGCTGACCCGCTTGGCCGCGGTATCGGCATCGCCTACTCGCTGGGCGACGAAGTCGACACGGACGAGCACGCGGCGCGCTTCACAAAGAATGCCTTCTTCAACAACATGCTTCCGGGCGCCGTCATCGCGATTGAGGGCTTCAACGAGTCGCAGGCCGGGCCCGCGAGGGCCTTCAAAGAGTCGCTCGCGCGTGAGTACGGGGGCCCCGCCAACGCTGGCCGGGTGATGATTACGAGCGGCCGGACGACGTTTGCCCGGCTCGACACGCCGTTCCGCGACATGCAGCTCGTCGACCTGCGCCGCTTCCTCATGGACTTCGTGCGGATGGTGTACCGGGTGCCGCCGGAGATTGTGGGCGACGTGACGAGCAGCAACAAGGCGACGAGCTACGCGGCGCGCGAGCACCTTGCCGAGCAGGCGACGAAGCCGCGTGCCGAAGTCTTCCTTGCCTCGATGCAAAAGCACCTGGCACCCCGCTTCGAAGACGACGTGCTTCTCTCCTACGACTCGCCCGTGCCTGCCGACCGTGAGCACCGGCTGCGGGTGATGGGCACGCTCCCGAGCGCCTTCACCTTCGACGAGTGGCGAGTCGAAGCGGGCTTCAAGCCTCACCCGGAGCGGCAAGGTTTCGCGGAGCTGCTTCCGGGCCAGAAGCCCAACGAGCCCGGCGAGACGCCGACGCCCGTCGAAGGCAGCTCGGCGCAGGCGCATGCCGAGGCGACGAAGGACGGCTGAGCCATTCGCAGAAGTCACACGCATTTACCGGGTGCATGACTGGACCCATTACACGCTCCCTGCGGCTGAGCGCCGTTCGAAAGGACGCGGCGACGTTGAGCGCCGTCGAGTCCATTGGCGGACGGCGCGTCTTCAAGTTCAAAGCGAGTGACGGCGACTTCGACCGCTACTCGGACCGGCTCAACGTGAAGGGCTGGCGCGTCGACGGCTACAACGCCAACGGCGTCGTCCTCTTCAATCATGACGACGGAGCTGAGGCCGCTTCGTCGGGTGCCGAGCCGCAGTTGCCGATTGGCAAGGGGCGCGTCTACGTCGAGGGCGATGCCCTGATGGTGGACATCGAGTTCGACGACGAAGACGAGTTCGCGAAGAAGGTCGAACGCAAGGTTTCAAAGGGCATCCTGAATGCCGTCTCCGTCCGTTACCTCATGCTCCCTGGCCAGTATCGGCAGAACGAGCGCGGCGGTTACGACTGCGACGCTCAGGAACTGCTCGAAGTCTCCATCGTGACGATTCCGGGGAACGCGCGGGCCGTGCGCTCGAAGTCCCTGGACGAAGCGCCCGACGACCTCGTTGAACGCATTGCAACGCGCGTTGTCGAACTGCTCGACGCACGGGCCGAAGCGAAGTCGACCGACGAAGAGGCAGTCGAGGACGAGCAGAAGAGCGAGCCCGACGAGGAAGACGTCGAGGACGAATCGAAGTCGGCGGACGAGGAAGACGTCGAGGACGAGCAGAAGAGCGAGCCCGACGAGGACGAAGACGAGACGAAGGGTTTCAACGCCGCCGACGCCGCGAAGTGCTTCGTCGAGGCATTCAAGGGCTACATCCGAGGAGTGAAGGAATGACTCGCGAGCAAATCGCACAGATGGTGAAGGCGCTCGGCCCCGAGGTCGCGCGAGAGCTGATGGACGCCGCCGCTCGAGGTGCCCCGGGCCGGGCTGAGCCGGGCAACGCGCCGCGCGGGACTGGCGTCTACGCGAGCGCGGAGAACTTCGGCGGCTTCGCGAAGAGCGTCATCGCGGCCGGACGCCGCACCGGAGCAGCCGAGCTGGTCGACGCCGCGAAGCGCTTCGGCAACGCCGACGTCCAGAAGGCCGTTCAGCTCAGCAAGTTCGATTCGGCCGGTGTGCTGGTGCCCATCCAGCAGAGCGGCGAAGTGATTGAGTTCCTCCGGCCCGACGCGGCGATGCTCAAGCTGGGCGTGCGCACCCAGACGTTCAAGGGCGAGCTGCACATGGGCAAGCAAACCGGGACGTCCGTCTTCAAGTGGGTAGGGGAGGGCGAGACGGTGCCGAAGAGCGCGCCGAAGTACGGGAAGATTGTCCTCAAGGCCCACAAGGGCATGGTGCTGACCGACATCAGCAACGACTTGCTGCGCACCCCGGGCGTGGGTGACGCGGGCGTCGGTGAGGACATCCGGGCGACGGTGGCCGATGGCCTGGACGAAGCGGGCTTCAACGGGGACGGGACGGGGGCCGCGCCGAAGGGGCTCTTCGCTCAGCTCGACGCCGCGCACACCTTCGCTTCCACGGGGACGACGCCAGCGGCCTACCTGGCCGACATCGACAAGGCCGTCGAGCTGCCGCTGACGGCGCATGTCCGCATGGGCAACGCGGCGTGGGTGCTTCACCCGACGCGGGCGACGGCGCTGCTTCAGCTCCAGAACTCCGGCGTCTGGGTGTTCCGTCAGGAGATGCTCGATAGGGGGACGATTCGCGGCTTCCCCTTCGTGATGACGACCCGCGTCCCGGTGTCGCGCATCACCTTCTCGGCGGACTGGCGACAGTTCATCTACGGCATCGACGAGGACTTGATTCTGTCCGAGCACGACGTTCGCGCCGAGTACGACGAGACGACCGTGCGCGCCATCGTGAAGGGCGACTTCAAGGTCCGCCAGCCGAAGGCGTTCAGCTCCATCACCTACAGCACCTGAGAGGCCCCACCATGAATGCCAATTCCACCGACGCGGGCGTACTCGTCGGCATCCGCCCTGGGACTGTGCCCGCCGCTGTGAGCGCGGGGACGCGGAACAGCGCCGCTGTCGACCGCTTCAGCTTCGACTCGTGCGTGCTGACGGCCTCGACGGGGGCAGCCACGGGCGCCCCGACGGCGCTGTCGCTGGCCGCGAAGCTCCAGGACAGCGCCGACGGCCAGAATGGCTGGACGGACCTGCCCGATGCCGCAGTCGTCCCCCTCACGGCCCCCAATGCGGTGGCCCGGGTCAACGTCCGGCTGCCCACGGCGCAGCGTTACCTTCGCGTCGTCGAGACGGTGGCCCTCACGGGGGGCACGTCTCCCACCCTGGGCGCGTCCAGCCTGATTGTCCTGTGCGGGCCGGACGAGATTCCCGCCACCTAGCGCCGCGCCACGACGCATTTCCCGGGCCGGGGCTCCCTTTCCCCTGGGGGCCCCGGCTTCGTCGTTCCTACGCCGTCCTGAGCCCCTTCCATGGCCCGCCCGACTGACCTCTGCCTTGCCGCCACCGTGGCCGCCGACCTGGGCGTGCCGTCCGATTCGCACGTCGAGCGCTGCGTCACTTCCGCCAGCAGTGCAATCGCGAGGCTGTGCGGCCGGGCCTTCGAGCGGGCCACGGTGACGGAGTACCCGGACAGCTACGGCCGCCCCTACGTCCTCCTGAGCCGCCCGCCGCTCGTCGAAGTCCTCCAGGTGATGGACGGGGGCGAGCTGCTCGACGCGGGGAGCTACACCCTTGCCGGGGACCTTGCTGCGGGGGGCCTCCTCTATCGGCTTGCCGGATTCTGGCCGGTGACGGCGCGTGTCGGCGGGCTCGTCACCCTGACTGTCGAGATGCGGCAGGGGCGCCCCGATGCGCTGGCGGTGACGTACACGGGCGGCTACGTGACGCCGGGGCAAGTGGCCCTCGACGCGTCCCAGGGGCCCGTTACCCTGCCCGCCGAAGTCGAAGAGGCCGCCATCCTCGAAGCATGCGCGCTCTACCGGGGGCGGGGGCGTGACTCCGACGTGTCCGCCGAGAGTCTCGGAGATTGGTCCGTGAGCTACCGGGAGCGGAGCGCGGGCCAGCGCCTTGCGAGCCCCCGCGCCGAGCTGCTCGTCGCGCCTCATGTCCTGTGGAGGGCGAGTTGATGAGTGGGCCAGCCGCGCTCTTTCGGCAGCTCATCCGCTACGCCGAAGTCGTCGGCCGGGACGCTTGGGGGACGCCTCTGCTGGGGCCCATCCAGGAAGCTCCCGCGCGCATCCAGCCGAGTCGCAAGCTGATTCGCGACGCCAACGGTGCCGAGTTCGTCGCGTCCTTCGTCGTCTACACCGAAGCACCTGTCACCCTGCGTCACCGGCTTTGGTTCAAGGGCGACGACATCACCGACTTCAACCACGCCCGCCGCCCTGCCGCCGTTGACGAGCACGTCGACGGGGCGGGCGTCCTGCGCTACCGGAAGGTGTGGCTCTAATGGCTCGCGACACTGCTGCCGACCTCGCGACGATTCTCGCCGCTGGGGGCCTCGGGCTGAGCGCCGGGGCCAACCTGTTTCTCGGCCCGACGCTCGAAGACGACGACGCCACGGTGCCGGACGTTGCGTGCTTCGTGCTGCAAACCGGAGGGGAGCCGCCGCAGGGCTACATCGGAGGGGGCCGCAAGACGTACCGGACTGTCACCAGTCAGGTCCGCGTGCGCTCGGCGCGTGAGAGCTTCCGGGAGGGACAGGCGCTCGCGCTAGCGGCCCTCGACGTGCTGCATCTCGTGAATGCCGCGGGCTACGTGCTGATTGAGGTGGACGAAGGCAGCCCCAACTACGTCGGCACCGACGGGAGCGACCGGCATTGGTGGACCTTCACCGTGGATGCCTCCTTCATCGACCTGGGCGCGTGAGCCACGGCGAGAAAGCGCACGCATTTACCGGGGGCAATGGCACTCAAAGTTGCTCTTGATTTCAGGCTGCTCGACAAGCTGCGGAAGGTGGAGCGGCCCGTACTCGCCGACCTGGCGCCTTTGACTCGCGAACACGCGTCGACGGTGCTTCAGGCGAGTCGCGCCCTGGTGCCTGTGGGCGCGCGGGACACGGACGGCAAGCCGCCGCTTAGCACGTCCGGGTTTGTCGACGGCCCGGAGCTGAACGACGCGAAGGCGAGCGTCAGCGCAACGGCTGGGTATGCCCACGACGCTGCGGGCGCCATTCACGAAGGGTTTCACTGGGGCGAGCAACGCTTCGCCACGCCCGTCCACTTCCTGCGCAAGCCCGCCCGTCGGGGGCGCGCGAAGTTCCGCAAGACGGTTGCCGCCCAGATTCTTGCCACGCTTTCGCGACTCTTTCCGAGTCGGTAGGGAAACTACCAATGGCGACCCCTGTTGCTGCTCACCTCGACAGTGTTTCGGTGCGCTCAGACGCGAATGCCACGCAGGCCGCTGACCGCGTCGACGGTTTGACGGATGCGTCGCTCAGCGAGACGGGCGACTTCGTCGAGACGAATTACCTCGGCGGCTCGGGCTACAAGTCCCGCGTCCAGACGCTGAAGGACACGAGCGCGGACCTGTCGGGACACTTCATGGAAGGCGACGCGCCGCAGTCCGTGCTGCGTGACGCGCGCGATGACGGGAGCACCGTCTACGTGACGTTCATCTTCGACCCCAGCGCATCGGCCGGCTCCAAGGGCAAGCGCATCCCGATGGTCGTCAACAGCTACGACGAGAAGCTGACCCCGGGTGGCGTCGTGGAGTTCACCTGCAAGCTCTTGGGCAATGGCGCCCCGGTGGCCGTCTGATGGCCGCCATTGCTGCGCATGTCGGCTCGCTGTCTATCGCGGGAGAGCCTGCCGAGTTCCTCGAAGCCGAAGCCGTGCCCATGCCCGCCCCCGACTTCACGGGGACCGAGTTCCGAATCGCGGACCCCGAGCTTCGCCGACTCAATCCGGGGGCGCCTGTGTTCGTTGAGGTTTCCCCCAGCGGGGATGCCGACGCCTGGACACCTGCTGACGCCTACGTCGACCCGCTCTTCGGCGACGTCTACCTCGCCAGCGCTCCCGGTCCGTCGGCCCTCGTGCGCGTCTCGGGCTACGCGTTGCCCGTCCATCCGCTCGCCCTGGTGCGCTCCATCTCCCTCACGGTGACGAACGACGTCGTCGAGCTGCAAGTCATGGGGGACGCCTACAAGCGGCGTTCGGTGTCGCTCCGGGACTTCTCGGGGGAGCTGACGGGGCTGGCCCTCACTGAGCTCGAGGTTGAAGCGCTGGCTGAAGGGACTCCGCTGCTCATCGAAGTTGGCAAGGCATCCGGGGCTCAAGTCTTCCGCGCGTGGGTCAAGGTGCCTGAGTTGTCTCACAAGCTGACGCCCGGGGCCCTGTACGAGCACACCATGAAGTTCCTCGGCTTCGCCTTCCAGTCCGAGGACGGCGCCGCTTTCGCCTGGGGCTACGGCTCGCCCTGAGCTGTCTCGCTTCACACCCAAAGGAGAGTCCATGTCGAACAAGCACAAGCTGCTTGCGAAGAATCGTCGCGTCCTGAAGTCGGTGGAGGTGGACGGCGTCAAGGTGAACATCATCAAGCCGACGATGGGCGACCGGCTGCGGCTGATTGAGCAGGCCCGCGAGGCCGGGGAGATGACGGAGAAGAACGAGCCGACGGGCGACCGGGCCGGGGCGCGGATGCTGGGACGCATCGCCGTTTGCGTGCTTCACGACTCGGAGACGGGCCGCCCGATGTTCTCCGTCAACGACATCGACGAGCTGCTCGACGAGTCTTGGCTTGAAGACCTCGCGACGGACCTGACGGACGTCTTCAACGTCAGCGAAGAGAAGATGCGGGGAAAATAGACAGCGACCCCGAAGCGAGCCTGCTCTACGGGGTTGCCTCTCTCCTGAAACTGCCTCCCGACGCTGTTCGTGAAATGCCTTACGAGGATGTTGTCGGGCTCGTCGCCTATGCGCGAAGAGAGGCTGACGAACTTGAAAGGCGCTCTTCCAATCAACCGGCTCCAGGCGCGTCGCAGCCGGGCCAGCAATCCATTCGGCGTTTGCGCAAGAGGTGATTCGTCATGGCTGGCGGCGGTTTGAAAGTTGGCGACTTGTATGTCGTCGTCACGGCCGCCGTTGGCGAGTTCTCGAAGTCCATGCGACGCATTGTCGCGGACGTTGCGCAGACGGCCGACAAAGTCGAGAAGCTCGGGAAGAAGATTGGCGGAATCGGCGCGCTGTTCAGCGTGGGCCTGTATAGCGCGCTTGCCGCGGTGGCTGAGTTCGATAGCGGCGTCACCGAGCGGCTCGACCGAATCAAGCTCATCTTCACCAACGTCTTCGCTGAAATCGGCGAAGCAATTCTGCCGCACATTGAGAGACTCTCCGAAGTCCTCGAACACGCGCTTGGCTGGTTCCAACGGCTAGAGCCGTCGGTGAAGCAGTCCGTCGGAACGATGCTGCTATGGGGGACTGCGGCGGCGCTCGCGGGTGGCGCGCTGGGGACTGCCGCTGGCGTCGTTAAGAGCACTGCCGAAATTGTGGGTACGGTTGTCGTCCCTGCGCTGGACGGTGCGGGAAAGGCCGTCGTGCGCTTCTCCGGATTCGTCCGTGGGGAGACGCCCGTTGTTGAAGGCAACCTGAAGAAAGTCGCGAAGGGGGCTGAGCAGGTCGACGCGGGCTTTGCTGCGGCCTTCCGCAATGCCGCCGCGCGTATCCTCGTGGTGGCGGCGCCTCTGGCGGCTGTCGCGCTCGCCGTTGCAGGCGTAGTGCTTCTGGCGGGCACGCTTTACAAGGCGTGGAACGACGCGAGCACCGGCATGCGCGATGCGTTCGTGTCTGCTTGGCGGGGCGTCACCGAAGTTGCGGGTCGCGCGGTGGCCTTCTTCCGGGAACTCTTCACGGGGCTTGGGGCCATTGTCGGGACGTGGGCACGCGGGCAGCTCGAAACGTTTGCCTTCGTGGTGCGCAACCTGGCACGCATGGCGGCGCCTCTCGCCCGCGCGCTCAACCTCGACGGTGTCGCGGCCTCGCTCGAAGGGTTGAAGGACTTGAACGGCGACGCGCTGCTCGGCGGGCTGAAGGGCTTCGCCGACGGCGCACTCGGCAAGTTGAAGGACGGCTTCGCATCCGTTTGGGCGGACGTCTCCTATGGCGCGGGCTACGCCTTCAATGGCGTGAAGCTGCTCGGCGGTGACGCTGCGGCGTTCCTCCGTGAGAAGTTCGGCGGCGTCTTCGACGACATGCTCGGCGGGCCGAAGGGCAAGCTGCGCACGCCATCCGCTGGACCGGAAATCGAAGCGGGCCGCGTCCAGATTGGGAACTTCAACGCGAAGGAGTTTCTGACAAGCGTCGGCAACGTCGCGGCCGTCATCGAACAGGTCGCCCGGAAGAAGGCGAAGGAACTCGCGGACGCGCTGGCGCGCGCTGTCGACGAAGCGAAGCGCACCCTTACGAGCCGCTTCACGCAGGCCCTGGGCGGGCTCTACGAGCTGTTCGAGCGCTTCGAGCAAGGGATGCTCGTGGGTGGCGTGTGGGGCGGCGTCATCGCCGTGGTCGCCGAGCTGCTCGCGCAAAGCTCGACGTTCGCCACGCTGATTCAGATGACGGCGGGCTTCATCCAGTTCGTTGCCGATGCCCTCGGACGCGTGCTGGCCCCGGTGCTGCCGCTCCTCGCGTCCGCTTTCAACATGGTGGCGCCGCTGCTCGAAGCCATCGTGCCGGTGCTCGAAATGCTGCTCGCTCCGCTCCAGGCGATTGCCCCGGTGCTGGAGGTGCTCGGCACGCTGTTCCAGGGGCTCGCCCCGCTCATCAGCGTGTTGGGACAGATTCTCGTCGCGCTGACTCAGCCGCTGGCGCTGCTCGCGGGCCCCATCATGAAGGCGTTCTTCGCCGTCGTGCGCATCGTGGCGATGGGCATCCTCTACGTCGTGAAGGGCGTAGGCACGGTGTGGAACGGCATCATCGGTTTCATTGCCGGTGTCTTCCGCGCGCTCAGCAAGATTCCGGTTGTCGGTGGCGCCTTCGAGAAGATGGCGCGGGGACTCGACAGCATGAAAGTCCCGATGGACCAGGTCGACGGGGCGTTGAACACGCTGCGCGATACGACTTACGAGTCTGCCGCCGCGAACTCAGCCGCCGCTGTCGCTCAGTGGGAGAACGCCAACGCCACGAAGAAGGCAACCGAGGCGCTCAGCAACGTTCCCTCCGGCTTCAAGGTGGCGCTCGCGAGGTTCAACGCACAGGACCCGGTTTCAGGCCAGCCGCAGAGGCCGCATGGTGCATCGCCCGTCACGTCGAGCCCTGCTGTCCCTGTGAGCGGCGGCAACGTCAGCGTTGGGCAGATTGTGATTCATGCGGCGCACGACCCCGCCGAGACAGCACGTCAGGTCTACATCGAAATGAAGCGCGAAGCGGGCCGACGTCGCGGCAACGGCGAGTGGCTGAACGGGAGATATTGAGATGCCCTTCCTGAGCTTGAATGGCATCACCGTGCCCGTTGTCGAGGGACGGCGAAGACAGGTGAGCATCGGCGTCGACTCGCGCTCCTTCAGCGGCGTCTACCGGCTTGGGCGCCGCGCGACGCGCCAAGAGTGGGAGTTCAAGACGGGGCCTCTGTCATCCGTTGAGGCGTTGGCCTTCCGTGGGCTGATTGCCGGGGACGGCCATGCACTCGCTTTCGACGGCGACACCTTCACGAGTCGTGGCCTTGCCCCATCGATTGCGACGGGGAGCCTCTTTCAAGGCGCGCGCTTCGCTGGCGGCTTCGAACTGCCCCCGGGCGTGTCTTGCGCCTGGGCGATGCAGCTCGGGCCCCGCTGGACGACGCTGCACCACCTGTTCGACGCGGTAGGGGGCCTCTGGCTCCAGGTCATCAACCGGGGCGATGGGGCGCGCTGGATGCAGGGGACGGCTGCGGCGAGTGCGGGCGGGTTGGTCGTCTCCAGTGGCTCACTGTCTTTGACTGGGGCTGCCAACCTGCGGCGCTTCGACGACGTTGTCGGCCTGCCGTTCATGGCTCCGGACTCGTGGGCTCAAGAAATCTTTGCATGGCACTCGGCTCGCGCTTGGAGCGCGTTGCCGTACCTGACAGCGAGCGGGGCCTTCTGCGTCAGTGAGACGAAGGTGCTTGGCGAAGTGCGGGACGGCGAATTCGTCGAATTCATCCACGAAGGGGCGCGCGTCATCGGCGAGCGACTCGAATTCACCTTGCGAGAGGTTTAGGAAACCATGCGCAGCATGTCGTCTCAGGGATTGGCGGCGCTCACGAGTGCAGCCGGACACGCTTCCCATGTTCGCGTGAAGGTGCTCGATGACGCGGGGGCGTGGCGGAATCTGAGCCAGCTTGAAGGCCGCGATTTTCTCGACGCCGTCGAGGTGGACGAGGACGTTGACCAGCCCGTTTCGGCCGCGACGGTGACGCTCAAGCGGCAGATTGAACTCTTCAGCGTGGCCCCGCTCCGGGCCGACTCGAAGCTGAATGCCGCAAGCGGGCAGCTCATCCGGCCGGGGAGAGAGTTCATCGTCGAGGCTGCGGTTTCGCCCATCGGCATGTCGCCCAGCGAGAGCGAGTGGCGCACGCTGTTTCATGGTGACATCGACGAAGTCGACTTCGCAGGCGAACAGCTCGTCTTCCGTGGACGTGACTTGGGCGGCCGACTCCAGGACACGTTCATTGAGGTTGAGCGCGCCTATGGTGACGACGTCCAAGGCGTTGCCGTCGAGGGCGTGATGCAGGCCATCCTGACGGACAACGGGACGGGCGTGGTGCTCCATACCCCAGTGTCCCCAGGGTGGAGGCTTCGTCAGTACGCGCAGAAGAAGTCGAGCGTTCTTGATGCCGTTCGCGACCTGGCTCAACAGATTGGCTGGGAGGCGCGCTACCGCTGGCGCGAGTCGAGCGGGACATTCGCCCTGACGTTCAGCGAGCCGAACCGGACGAATCCGCCGCTCGCGTGGACCTTCGGCCCGGACGACTACCGCGACGTCGCGAAGCTCGTGGTGAGCAGGACGGACGTCCGGAACAAGGTGGAGGTCGTCTATTCGGACTCGGGTGACTTGGACGTCGCGGGGCACGTAAAGACGAAGAGTGTAGTCGTTGAAGACGCCGCGAGTCAGGCCGCTTACGGCGTGCGCTACATGCAAATCGCCGAGGATGCTTCGAGCAACATCAACCGCGAGGTTGAAGCGCGGAAGATGGCGGAAGCTGCCCTGTCCGACTTGTGCGAGCCGCTCGCCGACCAGGAAATCGACCTCGACTTCTTCCTGCCGGTGGAGCTGGGAGACCTCTTTCGGTTCCTCCCCAACGGCGTCCACTACTCGGAGGCGCAGAACCTGGCAGTCACCGGGTTTCGCCACGTCTTCTCGTCGGAGGGAGACGCACGCACAACGCTTACGACGCGCGGGAAGCCCTCCTTCGGCATCTCCATGTGGCTGGAGATGGACACGCGCCCCGGCCTGGGCGAGCCCGCGCACACGTCCCCGCCGCTTGTCCCGCTGAACATCAACGTGGCGGCCGTCGTGAATGGCTTCTCACTGTCCCTCACCCCGGCTTCGAGTGGCCCAGTTGCTTCGGGGTACGAGCTTCACGTTTCGACGTCCAGCGGCTTCACGCCGAGCAACTCCACCCTGCGCGGGACGTTCGACACGACGGCATTCGGTGTGTCCGACCTGATGCCGGGGACGACCTACTTCGTGCGCGTGGTGCCCCGAGACAGCTTCGGCAATCGAGGGAACGCGTCGCCTCAGCTCGCCGTCACGCCGAAGCAACTTGAGGGCGCGTCGCTGAGCGATGCCGCGGTTGGCTTCCAGCACCTGCTGTACCCGCCCACCGACAACCTCATTCCGAACGGCTACAACGAAGCGGGCATTCGCGCCGTGGGGAAGTCGCCCGACGGTGACAGGCTCGTCGAGGACCCTGTCAACGCCCGGGTGGGTCGCTGGGTGCGCCGGGTGGAGCTGACGAACACGGGGGCGTGGCCGGGCCTGAGCTGGACGGGCGGATATGGCTCGGCGGTTCCAGGCGGGCGGCTCAAGTGCTCGCCCGGGGACGAGTTCTTCGCCGAGGTCTACGTCAAGGCGTCCTCAGCGACTGTAGGGGGCATGGGAACCCTTCATTTGCTGTGGGAGGACGGAAGCGGCGTTTACACGGGCCAGAATACGGGCGTCTTTCTGGGGCAGCTCGGAACGACATACCGGCGTGTCACCGTGAAGGGGACGTGCCCGGCCGGTTGCACGGGGGTTCAGCTCTTCTGGGAAACCCAGGTGGCGGCGGCCGACGTGGGCAAGCGGCTCTACTTCGATGCCGTCTCCATGCGGAAGATGGTCACCTTCGACTTGCTCGCGGCGAACACGCTGAAGACGTCCAACTACGCCGAGGACGGCAGCGGAATCCCTACGGCTGGAGCGAAGCTCGACAACGTCGGAACGACGCTCAAAGTCGCCTCGAACAACGTCCAGGTGGGGCGCTACTACCTGAGCGATGGCTTTTTCCGTTCCGTTCAAGCCCTCGCCGACACGGGAAGCCGCATCTACTACCGAGGCAACAACGAGGGCGTGCCGAACATCGACCGGCTGAACGTCCAGGTGCTTGAGGGCTTCGCGATTGCTGGGGCGGCTGGTGGCGCGGCGACCTTCACCTGGGCGCACTACCATGCCGTCATCCAGCCCCAGTCGGTGAGCGACAACCTGGATGCGCTGCGCTTCATGGAGGTGGGGTTCTACTGGGCATATAGCGACAGCAACGCGCCCCAGTGGCTCTATGGGACGTCGGTGCCGCTTGCTGACCGGAAGTATCAGAACGGCGCGGTCGACGGTGATTCCAGCAACGCGACGAGCGCGGGCTTTACCTTCATGTATGGAGACAGGTTCAACCGGCTGCGGGACACGATGACGAACAAGCTGCTTTACCTGAAGGTGCGTCTCCACAATGCGAGCGGCTACAGCGCCGAGCGGTGGTTCTTCCCGCCGAGCAGCTACAACGTCAACATGCTTCGGAGTGCAACGGGCCCCGCGTCAACGCCGACGGGCGGCGGTGGAGGTGGTGGTGGCTCGCACGGAACCTGTGTCGCGCCGTGGGAGCCGGTGTTGCTCGCCGATGGTTCGGAAGTGCCCGCCGAGATGCTCCGGCCCGGAATGCGTGTGCTCACCATGCACGAGCACGAGAGAGATGGCGGCATCTTCGAGGTGACGAACGTCAGCAGGCATCAGGCGGCGCGCTGCACGCTCACCATGACGGATGGGCGCGTCGTCGTCGTGACGCCGGACCATCGCTGGCGGACCTTCGAGCGCGGGTGGACGCGCACCGACGCACTTCGCCCCGGAGAGGCAATAGATGGCGTCGCTCCGGGACGGGTGGCGCGCGTGGAACCTGCGGACGCGGGTGACGTGATGATGGTCACCGTTCGCTTCGCGATGACCTATATTGTGCGCGGGCTTCTGTCGCACAATCTCAAGGTTCGCGATTAGCTGTTGGTGTTGCTTTGGGAGGCATTGGCTGGGAGTGTGGAATCAGTGTGAGCGGGAGATTCAGTGCACTGGCTAGCGCGCTTGCACTGCTTCGCTCGGCGAGACTTCTGGGAAAGACGAGGATTCCTTCATCAAGGTCTCCAGTTGGGCGGTGATGGTATGCGAGTAAGATGTTTGGAGACTTAAGGAGATGGTTGTCGTCGTTGCCGAAGGCTTCTTGGGATGCCAGCCTGATGAATCGATTGCCAACCTCATGAAGATACTCGGAGAATGTTCGTGATGGATTTCCATACTGACTCAAGAAGTCTGTTCGCGAGAGGTCGGTTAATATCCAGACAGGGGTGGAGATAGAATCGAATCGCTTTTTCATGCATTTGGCGGCTGCATCCCGACATAGTGCCAATGCTTGTTTCTCGGCGGTGTTGCCGATGGAGAGACTTGCGTTGAGTTCCGTTTGCATGTACCACCGAGCCTGCTTTTCGTCGAGCCCTGCGGATGGCCCCTGAACCAGACCTGATGCGTTCTCGGGTGTCTGCGATTTCGTGAGGAGGCCGCGTGAGAGTGAGGCGCGGTGCGGCAAAGCTTCGCCGTTCGGCCTGGGCGCCGTGCGCATGGAGGAGAGTGGCGGCCAGAA